AAACCACAATGATGTCGTAGTTCAGTAAGCATGTTCAACACAAATCCTTGTGGCATTGGTGGGTTGTCAAGATAGTACTCATACTCTTGTTGCCATTGGGCAACCAACTCATTGTATTCATTCCAATCAGCATCAGATAACTTAACGGGAACAAATGATTCAACGAGGTCTGGCATCTCAGGTATTACTTCTTCAAGCAAACGACGAACCATGAAATCACGGGCTTGCTCATTGAGTTCAGCGAGGTTGCTTGCACCGTCATACTTCCAACCGAACTTGGTCTTGACTGCGTTGCAGTATCGCTTTCTATAATTCCATACATTGCTGAACCGACCAGGCCGTAGCAGATTCAACTGCGTAAAGAACTCGGCAGGTCGGTTGGTGATTGGTGTGCCAGTCAAACAAATCAATCCTTTAGATTGGGTGGCCACTTCAACAACGGCAACGGTTCGCTGAGCGTCAGGATTCTTGATGTAATGTGATTCATCAAGGATAACAAGATTGTATCCATTCATCAGCAATTCATCTTTGCGCTTTGCCATCAAGTCATAATTGATGACGGTGTAGTTGGCATCTTCAATGATGGACTTACCATCTTTGACAACACAAACCGATGCATCAGGAACCCACTTGGCTATCTCAGCACCCCAATTGTATTTGACATTGGCAGGACATACAACTAACACTGGCCATTGCTCGGTATGTAATACCGAATAGGCAATGGCTTGAATCGTTTTACCAATTCCCATTTCATCACCAATCATGGCTCTGCCATTCGCTGCTTCAACGAATCCAACACCAACATACTGGAAGGGATACAACTCAAGTCCATCGGGGAACTTGCCAGCAAGTCTTTGCTTGATGTCATCAACCATGACATCAGGTGCTTCAACTGCTTGGGATAGCATCACCCTTTCCATTGTCTGTTCAAGTGCTTCGGCAATCTCTGGTTGGCTAATGATTGCATCGGCAAGTTCTTCGGAGTGAGGTCGTATGAACTCAGCACACTTCGCTGCTTGAGCCAAAGGAATACGCCAGACCTTCTTCTCGCCATCCCACTTCCAACCATCAACTTGCTTGATGGCAGTACGAATGTCAGCATTGTTAGATAGGAACGGCCACTTCAATTCAACCGAATCAATGTTCACCACTGCTTGGTAGCGTGAGTCAATCTTCTTTGGTGGTGAAGCACCACCATTGACAGGGCCTCCATGATGGATACCATCTTTGATGTAGGTTGGAGTGCCAATGGTAATGTCCTTTGGTGTTGTTTGTAAGTCATCACTTACATCAAGATAGCCGAAGTCAATATCAAACTGCGACAACACTTCAACTGCTTTGGCAATGACTTCAGGTTTATTCTGAATAGTCCATGCACCATAGGCCGTGTCATCTTCAGGCCAATTGGGTATCTTATCTTTGGTAGTCCATGCTACTTGCGGGAACTTCAATGCATTCTTCAATGCATCTTTGGCATCAGGATTATACCAACCCATCAGTGCCAGTCGCTCACCATAGTTATCACGGAACACAAGGCCACTCAACTTGTATGCTTGTCTGGTTGCCCACATGATTTCACTGTTGCATTCAAAGCCCAATGAATCTGCAATCAAAGGCAGTTGGGTATTGGCAAACTTGTATAGTATCACCGATGCTTTGTATGCTTCTTGGCGGTTCAGTACTGGTAGTGCTGACAATTCATTGCCATCAGTCCATGTATCTTTACACCAGCCAGCATCGTCTTGATGGTCAGGTGCGCCACGACCACTCATTCTTTGACACAGTAAATGCAACTGCTTCGCAGTCAATGGCATTGGCGGGGCTTTCGGTTGGCTTGCTTCGCTGTTAAACAGGTTTGGTAATTTATCACTCATCTTTTTTCACCTCAAAATAGGTTCGGTAATTGTTTGGACTGACCACCGAACAGGTCAGGCTTTGGCTTGACATCATTGAACAATGATGGCAATGGAGTATGCTTTGGTTTTACATCAACAGTTTGTTGAAATGGTGTTGGCGATTTGTAAATCAAATGCAACTTGGCATCATGCCAACTGCATCTTGTTGAATCACACTGACAAAGTACATGTTGTTCATCGGGGAATGTTCCCAACACTTTGATTGCTTTCATAGTTCCAGTCTTACGACACCCCGAACATCGTTTCCTTTGCATTCCATCTTTTGTATATCCTTTCAATACCATCAAAGATGGTGGTGTTGGAGATGTATTTAATGTGGCAATCATGTTATCATTCCTCCTCAAAGACATCACCGAGTTTCTGTAATGACATTAGTTCTTCAGTGGATAATGTTTCACCTTTCAACAGTCGTTCAATCAGATGATTGTATTGCTCAAGGTTAGACTTGAATGGCTTTGGTGGTATCTTATTGACACTAGGACCTAAGTGCATGGCCACGAACATTGAATGAGTCTCGTATGAATATCCTTCATTGCCTAAGTCATCATAGTCCCATTCAGTATATGATTCGGCAGTTGCATTTTCAACAATGTAATGGAACACTGCTTGTTTGCCTTTGGCAATCACTTGTTGGGGGACATCAACTGTGCAATCTTGATAGGCAGACGCGCTGATGTGCATAGTGATTGGATATGTTTCACTGACATCCTCAACATAGTCTCCCCGTTGCCAACACCATTCATTGCTTGGTTCTTCATTGCTACACAATGAACAAGGACATTCTTCGGGGAACAAGGCATAGTATCCTTCATTAGTTTCTTCGGAACAGTCAATGACCTCAACACCATAGACTTGGAAGTCGCACTGACCGCATTCAATAGACCACATCTTAGGGTCATAGTTAGGACAATCATTCACCACTAGTGCATGGTCATTGCCACAGTTGGGACAAGTCGTATGCCCAGCAAACTGTAAGGCCAAATGGTCTGGCATATCTGGTGTTTTCACATCAATCTCTTTTGCATAGTATGTTATCTTCATCATTCAATCACTTCCCTTGCGTTTATTGTTATCTCCATCAAGTCATTCCACTCAGAACCACAGTCAAAGCATTGGCGTAATACGCCAACACAATCCTTTAGGAATCCTATGTTATCTCTTTCACAAACAGGGCAACTGCCTGAGTCGTGTGCGCTTGTGTCATCTGTTCTTTTGCTTGTCATTCTTCTTCACTTCCTGCTAATGCTTCTTCTAATGTATGGAATCCAATGATGTCATACCACTCTAATATCTGTTCATTGGTATGACCACTTGATATATCCCTAACCATATCATAGATGTTATCACTGAATGGGGAATCCCATTCATGGTCAGTGTTGAAATCCATGTTGTATGATTCAAGGACATACTCCCATGCATACTTCTCTGCTTCATGGCTTGCATATCCCCATTCATCTTCGGCAGAATCAAGACATGCTCTTGCTAGTTCCACTATCTCTTTGTTGGTTGTCATCTTTTCACTCATTGGTATCACCACAAAGAAGGAAGGGAGGCCTTCGTATCTGCAAACAAGTTGGGCAAAGCAACATCGGCTTTGGCTGATGTAGTTACTACGACTGGTTCATCAGCAAACAAATGTTGCCATTCATAAGGGTCAATCGGTTCATTGGCTATCAGTCGCCCAGTTCTGGTCTTGATGGAATACAACAACGATTGCTTTTTGGCAGTGTTGCACTTCCACAGATATCTGTTTGTTTTCATACCGATGATTTCAACGGCATGGCATTCTTTCTTTTCATTACAATTACACGGTTTCATGTTAATTACCATCAAAGATGGTGTTATTGGAGATGCATATAAACGGGGCATTGAAAGATTGTATTGATAATCCAATGTATCATATGATACTGTATTGTTAAACTGTAATGGTATTCCCTTTAATGGAAACAGTATAAGAGTAATAGTGTATATGATACCTATGAATAATAATACAACCTTTCTGTCATGCGTTTTTTGGACTATCATCATTCGCATATCTAATCATCACTCCAAACATGAGCAATCCCAACCCCATACTAGTAGGGAAACACGGGTTCATCATATCTTGATAGACAGTCCCTGTTCCTTGATATAGGGATTAACTGGTTTTCGGGTCGCGATGCACTAACATCAGTTTATTTTTTCACTACCAACCATATGGTTGGAGGGTTGATTCACTGACCCTAAGGAATGAATCAACAACTGAACCGACAACCCTCCACGCAGTGAAGCAGGGTCATCATCGTCGGTTTTACCCTGTGGTTTTACCTGAGTTCTGACTACTGACTGACTGTAATCAATCCAGATTCTGAACATTGACTGCTCTGTTCATGTAATGAACAGGATTGATTGATGAATTGACTGAGGATTCACCACCACTAGTGGTGAATACAGGGCAGATACCCGTGTGTAGCAGGGTATAGACCCCTCATAGAGGGGTGGAAAGAGGAAAGGATTTGACTGGTGGTAGTGGAACTACCACCTACGAGCGCGATAAAAAAAAGGGGAGAGAGGGCGAATGCCCTCTCCCCCCAGTTGACCAGCAGGCAACCTCTGGTTGATGGTCAGTCAACCTTCATTGGCCATTCGGTATGTAATACCGAATCAAAGTCCCATTGCAGATGCAGCAACTGCTGCATCAGCAGGGGACAGACCCTTTGCTATCAATGATGCAATCATTGTAGCAAGGTCAGTATCAACGGTTGCTACCGTTGATGCTTTGGCCTTAGGTGCATCATTGTTGTCAAACAATGATGGCTTGGTTGCCACCGAACCACTAGTGCCAATGTTCTCATTGGCAACAGCAATGAATGAATCGGTATCGGTGATACCGAGTTTGGAACGACGAGTCGTTCCAGTACGACGGCTTTGCTGAACATACTTGTTCGGATTTGTTATGAACAAATCACATACGGCATCAGTGATGCCGTGTTCAGCAGCAACGGCAACCCAAGTCTCTTTGTCTTGGGTGGCTTTGGTCAAGTCTTTGTTGCCATTAGTGGCATCAAAGGCTCTGATAAGGTGGCGACGGATTGAATTACGACCCGAAGCAGTTGCTTCGGAAGCAGTCATTCCTTTGACAATGGCAACTTGTTGCCCTTTGTCAACTTGGTCATAAACTACAGCAACGCTGTAGTTGATTTTGTCCTTCCACCCCGATGGGGTGTAAGGCTTTCTGGAACGGACTTTCAATCCACTAGTGGATTCTTCAACAACCTCTGGTTGTTCTTCCACCTTCGGTGTGGCTTTCGGTGTCGGTGTTGCTTTAGCAACAGGAGTGGAAGATGCAGTAGGCATCTTTCCAAGTTCTCTTCGGATTTTCTTCAGCAATGATGCATTGGCATCATTGATGATGGCACGAACCATATCTTCGGTCAAACCAACAACCTCTGGTTGTGGTTCATCAACCATCTCTGATGGTTCTTCAACAACCTCTGGTTGGGTTTCTTCATCTTCAACAACCTCTGGTTGTTCTTCAACAACCTCTGGTTGTTCGTCATCAACCATGAATGGTTGAACCAACTCAGATGCTCTGCCATCACTGATGGCAGTTTGCATTTCGGCAACAAGGTCGGAGTACTTGCGAGTCGTACTGCCTAAGGCAGTACGGATGTCAGCAGCACAATCTTTCTTGATGCCTTCGGCATCACCAGAGAGAACCTTAGTGCAATGCACTAAGGTCGCAAGCACGGTCAATGATTCATCATTGACTGAATCTCCTAGATGCTCTGATAGAGCATTGATGTATTGTTCGTTCTTTGGGCTTTGGGTTTCGGATAGCATATTTACCATTTTAATAACCTCACCAATGGTGGGGTTGGAGATGCATATAAACGGCACTCGGTTTTTGAGGTGGTTTTACCGACCAATTGAATCGCGATTCGGTCAGTGTTTTACCTGATTTCATGGGGGTTTTACCTACCCTGCTTTGGGTTTGACCCATTCAATCAGTGGTTTTACCCACAGGTTTTACTCTGTAAAGGTAAGGAAATACAGATATGTTCCCAACCATATGGTTGGGATTGAGGGAACTTGGCTCACTGCGGGGCGCTCGTGTAGGGACAGGCTCAGCGCGTGGGGGTTTGGCTTTAGCCAAACGGTTCGGCAGGTTTTACCGAAGCCTCAATCCTACGCATGCATGTAGGCAGGGAGCGCTGCGTTCCGAAGGAACGCGACGCTCCCCAAAGGACAGGTTTTACCTGAGGGAATGGGGCGCAGTACCCCATTCACGCCATCAGTGTGGCGCAGGTTGCGACGAGGGTCGCAGTCAGGTTTTACCCGCCCCAGCAGGGCGGTTTTACCCGTAGGTTTTACCTGCCAGTTAGACGGAGGGGCGTTTTACCCGACTGGTTTTACCCTTCCTAGTCATGCGCGTTATTGCGAAATAATTTTTTTTGGGGGCAATTTTATTGGGTGGATTCACTACGGGTAATCATGGTCGCGCCATTTGAAGCCAGTTGGAGTGTTCTCAAAGCATCCACATTGGTTAAAGCAAAGAAGCGTGGACTGCTCGCCAACATACACGCAAAACGAAAGCGTGGTGAAAAACCAGCGAAGCCAGGGGACAAAGACTACCCCGACAAGGAAGGTTGGGATGAAACCGTTGGCAAGCATTGTAATTGTCATCCAAAAAATGAGCATTGTAAATCGTGTGGGCGACCAGCGGCATACAAGGGTGAAAGTGAGGAGATAGGCAAGGCGAAAGACGGTGTGCTATCACGAGTTGGTGTATCTGGATACAACAAACCAAAGCGCACACCGAGCCATCCAAAGAAGTCTCATGTTGTTGTTGCCCGTGAGGGTGGCAAAACGAAAACAATCCGATTCGGACAACAGGGTGTTAGCGGTGCAGGGGCGAGTCCCAAATCACCCAAAGAGAAAGCACGGCAAAAGTCATTCAAAGCACGGCACAGTAAGAACATCAGTCGTGGCAAAATGAGTGCAGCGTATTGGGCAGACAAGGTGAAATGGTGATGCGACCCATAGATTTGGCACACCGTTTGTTAAAAACCGACATTCGTTTTGGTGAGCAAGACGAAGATGACACCAATGTGCATCACATTGATTTGACCCATCATAGCAGAAAAGACAATCGTGAACTACCATATACACAAGACCCTCCCTTTCAAGGGGTAGCCGATGGTGCAAATCGTTTGGTAGGTTATTATGATGAAGATAGTCCGTATTACGGATACTATGATGATTTAGAAACCACGCCAGAGGCAGAACAGGCAGATTATGAAAGAAGGCTTGATGAATACGATGAAGAATCTCAGCGCAAATTGATTCAAGATTTAATGAATGCTGATGTCAATAATGCTATGTGGGCAGCACACGGGATAAATCAAAACATCCCAAGCATGGATGAAGATGAAAAAGATAAACTCATTGAAGCAGCGAGAGAACAAGTGAAGCCAGGTAAATTATATTCACATGATGATTGGTATAGACCTGTGCCATTGATAGATGGTGAGATTCGCGGTCCTCATTGGTTTTATCCTAGTGACCAGCAAATGCATAGAAACCTTGACCCCGAATGGTATGATGCAAAGTGGTCAGATGGTCAGTTCAACCCGTTAGCCCTTGCACCGCTTGGCCAGAAGTTCCGCATGACAGGTCGTGAAGGTGAGTGGTCAATACAAGATTTGGCTGACGAAATGAAAAATAAAAGCGAACCTTTTGAAATAGCATACCGTTTGTTAAAAATGCCGATTGTCCCTGGTTCGCTAAAGCACACTGAAACCGATGATTTATACAACATTGAAGGTCAGTTCCTTGATGATTCAGATGATGACCCAGAGAAACATGAAACCATGCCGATATTTTTGGATTGGTATAAACCAAAAGGAAATGAGCGTGGCGACATAGACATTGGTATCAATAGACCAGAAGATAGCAGTGACGATTGGGGTGATAGACTTGACGAAGATGAAGCAAGGCGTGGTGCATTACAATTTGCTCAAATGCCATCGGGAGAATATGTCCCAGGTCCGAGCATGAATGCAACTGCAGTGCAAGTTGCTGATAACTTCCGTCAGCGTGGTTATTCAACGGCAATGGTTGAAATGTTAGGTGAATTGTTATCCAGAACAGGTGATATACACATCAATCCGTTTGTTGATGGCTTTACATGGCGTGGTTTCCAAATGATACAAGGTATCATGCAAAAGCAACCACAGTTGGCAGAGCAATTGCGCCAACACTTTATGAAAAACATGGATAAGATACCCGATGCGCTTCGTAATATCAACATGTTAAACATGCTAACATCTGGTGAAGATTTTGATGCAGAAAGTATGTTTAGCCGTGCAGCGCAGCGCGCAGATTGGGGCGAAAGAGATAGTCAAGCAGCAATAGATGCAGCGCGTAAGAGGCAGGATAGAGGCGGGTACAATGCCTAGACCTATGCCATCAAAGGTCAAAATTATCGGCCATCACACCGCAGATGACGGTTTGCGAAGGCGTGTTGTCATGGTTGATGGTGTGCCATATTACCAATCAACAGGGACAAGCAACACACCAGGTTTTGGAAAAAAAGAAGCAGGAACATGGTGGCCATTCAGTGGGATTCAACCAGCAGAAGGGCTATGGAATCTCAATGGCAGAATGAATCCAGCAAATTGGTGGATGAAAGGTTTTGGTTTGGGCAGACACCCTGACCCTGAAAGACAAGCGAGATTACACCACATTGATTGGGGCAAAAATGAACCAAATCAGTTCAATAGAGTTTTGAACAGTGCAAGGATGCAAGAACTGATGGCTGAGCAAGATTGGCCAGAAATGACAGGGGCGAGGCAAATGAATGAAGCGCTGCAAAGTTATGGGTGGAAAGTCCCAATGAGAGGGGAATATCCACAGGAGATTACAACCCAAGATACGCAACAAGCATCATTCCCTGCAAACGATTTACGCTCACAGGCATCGTGGAATAAACAAGCGGGAGAGCCGATGGATATTGCATGGCAGTTGTTGAAACGGCAAACCAAATTATACAATTGGATACCCGATTATCCTGGTATGCCACCGATTCAGCAATTGAGCGCACAACCGCAAAAATACATGGAAAATTACCTACAAGGGGACTATCCCGACGAGTTTTGGTCGTTTATCGGGGATAACCCAGAGGACACCGAAGGGCATGGTGCATCCCGTCATCGTAGTGATGACGAAGGGAATTATTTGGCCGTTGGAGTGCGTGGAGAATCGCCAATTGGAGATTTACCAACACGAGGTCCGTTCCGTAATATCAAAGACGGTGGCGGGGTCAGGGTCGTTGGAAAAGACGACATGCCAGACCCCGATAACATTGTAGTGATGCCCAAAAACGCAGCACATATGCCACAGTTTGACCCGAAACAAAAAGGTGAGTTCCGCACACCACGCCCAACTCCAAAAAGAAGGGTACGGGTTCGGATAACTCCATAACCTGCACTGCCCTCCGATTACATGTGTCGGCTTTTGAACGCGCATGGTTATTTTTGAAGCAAGGGGGGCTTCCCGACCTCTTTGGCAATGACGATGACGAAGAAGAAAAGAAACCAGGTGCCTTACCTGACATTTTTGATGCATCTGGAAACTTATCATCTGATAAGCCAAAATCCGCACGAAAAGTATCGGCACAACCCAGAACTCAATTGAGCGCACCCGCAATTTCAGCAATTGGCGAAGGTCCGCAGTTAGCAATTCTCGGCCATCGTGGTTGGGGAATGATGGATGATGAAACTTACCCAAGAGAAGCATTGTATCAGGACATGGATACCTTTGATGACAAAATGCAAGAGTGGATTGCGATTCATGGCATGCCATCACACATTATTACAGGTGGATACGGTGGAACTGATGATTTAGCCCAACAATGGGCTGAAGATAACGAAGTTCCGATGACTGTTCACCCGCCCGACTTTAGAGGGGATGGCCGATGGACTGCATTAGGCGCACGAAACGACAGAATCATTGACGCTGCAACACACGCACTGTTATTCCCACATCCAATGGGAACTGCAACCCAAGATGCTCACTTCAAAGCAAACAACAAGGGAATACCCGTTCATTCACATTCAATAACAAGCCCACCTGAATCACCATTGCGTGATGGTGGCCGACCAGAGAAAAAAGAGCAACCACATTGGTATCGTGAGTTCATGGGCGACATGGGTGCAAAGATTATGCCCGAAAGTCGCAGTCGTATATCAGCAAAACACGGTGATACCGACAGATTGACCGCAGCAATGCGTCGTGTGCATGGAAAAGAGTTTGCACAAGGCAAAATGCGAACACAAACCGCAAGGGATAGAGAAAACCGCACCAGTTCTGGCAGGGTTGAAGGATTCCCAATGCGCGCACCGTTCACCGCAGCATCTGGGCGACACATTCCAAAAGATACACGAACCGATGAGGAAAAGGCGTATGACAAACTCATTGAGATGGCGCGAGAGTCAGGTTCGGCCATTCAAATGGAGCCTCGTGTCGGTGGGGGACAATCCAAAGAAGCGCAACTTG